ACATCGTGGAGACCTTCGCCAAGAAGGAAGCCATGAAGTCTGCTATCGCGGAAAGCATCTCATTGGTCAAAGAAGACCGGATGGAAGAGGTTGAGGCTCTGGTAAAGGAGGCCCTCCTCGTCCATCGAGATGTGGACACGGGACAGGACTACTTCACGGACATCCATATGCGGTGGGACCGTACCTTCAACGAGGAGAAGAAGGAGAAGTACAAGACGGTTCTGCCCTCTATCGACAGGTCCTTGGAAGGGGGTCTAGGCAAAAAGGAGCTTGCTATGGTGGTAGCCCCTCCTGGTGTGGGCAAGTCGCTGTACCTAGTCAACCAGGGTGTCCAGGCGATGATGGAGGGGCAGAAGGTTCTGTACGTCTCCTTGGAGATGAGCGAAGACAAGATCGCGCAGCGGTTCGACTCGGTGACTACGCTTGTCCCGCAGTTTAAGCTTAAGGATCCGTCCTCTCAGCTTACGGTCAAGGAGAGGCTCAACATGTTCAAGGAGCGGTTCCCCGGCAGTGATCTAGTAATCAAAGAGTTCCCTACAGGTCAAGCGTCATCAAACACTGTCCGCAACCTTCTGGTTCAGCTACAAAACTACGACGAGTTCAGCCCCGATCTTGTAATTATTGATTACCTTGAGCTTATGCGTCCAGTGCGCGAGATCGAGAAGGAGTACCTCGCGCAGCAGCGTATCGCTGAAGAGGTTAGGGGCGTGGCTATGGAGTTCAATATCCTTGTTTGGACTGCAACGCAGACTAACAGGCAGGGACGTATGGTTCAGGTCATCACTGACGCAGAGCTAGGCGATAGCTACGGAAAGATTCGTACCTGCGACTTCGCTATGTCCTTGAACCAGTCAGAAGAGGAGTTTGACAATGGAGTTATGCGTGCCTATGTAATCAAGTCTCGTAACGGAAGGCCGAGGTTCTCCGTGCATATGGGTGTTGATTATGGTACACTTAGGATGACTGAGATTGATGGAGGTTTTAATGCCGACTAAGAAAGAGCATCATATTCTAGATAGACTGGTTGAGGAAGGTATCACAGAAGTTTTGGTTGGATATCGCTCGTACAGACTAAATATCAAGAGAGGATTGAGAGAAGCTAGTGAGAAGTGTTATGGTTCCGCAGACTTCGATAAGGGAATTATCTCCTTGGAGAAAGACATGGACCATGAGACTGCCAGAGAAACACTGGTGCATGAGCTTACTCATATCGTTCTTGAACTTTGTGGACTAGGGGGAAACGAAGACACGGGTGTGGTGGAAGCTCATACAAATGAGGAGATTACTACCCTAACTTCAAGAGGTTGGCTAACGCTGATAAACCTTAACCCAAAACTATTTGAGATTATAAATGAGCGACCTAACAGTGAATGATTTTAACAGCAAGCCCCAGTACCCGATAAAAAGAATAAGTATTTATCGAAACGGTTCTTGGGTATTTACTACGTTTTCTAAAAATGATGTAGTTTTTATTGACGGGACAAGTAGATTCGTCCGCGTAGGAACAAAGTTTGGTTTATGCAGGACTAATCAAGATGATCCCTCTAAACCTGAGTTTAGAGGTAAAGCAGGAGATTTTATTGTTGTGGATAGGCAAGGTGGGCTTGCTCTTATGAAAGATAGTGTGTTCCGAAGCATGTATCCTGAGCCCAAGAAAAGGTCTTCTAATACTCAGAATTCAAGTAGCTTTTTAAAGACAAAATATTTGGGTAATTCTGTTGAAAACAGTTCTGTTAGCGAGTCTAATATGAAGCAAGAAACCGGAGTACCTACATACTCTTCAAGAAGCACAACAAGAACTTACTCACCCTACTAAAAATGAATGACCTTTCAGAACTACTAGAAAACTTCAACTGGGACAACTACAAGGAGATCTCTGCTGCGATCTCTAAAGTTAACTACAACCAAATAGAAACAGAGATGTCTCATCAAGCTTCCATGTATTCTTACTATCATGGACTGATGGCATCTGCAAAGCATGAATACAATGATCTGAACACCGATGTGAACGCTCTTACCGCCAAGCTGCGGGCAGGACATAAGAACGCATCATCAGTTAAGCTTACAGCAAAAGACCTAGACGATCTGGTCATGAGCGATGAGGCTTATATTAAAGCGAGCAAGGATCTGAACGAAGCTTCGTTCAGGTACGAGATTCTCAAGGGTTTGTGTCGGGCTCTTGAGCATAAGAAGGACATGATTGTACAGATGTCCAGCAACCGACGCGCAGAAACTAAACTATACAACTGAGGAAACTACTATGGCTATTGATCTAGAAGCACTACGGCGTAAACACGAACAACTTAACGGTGGAGGCACTACCTCCAACAACTCGGACTTCCTGAACAAGTTCTACCAAATCCCTGAGGGCAGCAACGCTGTCCGTATTCTTCCTGGCAAGGATGAGGACCATGAGTTCTATGCGGAGACTAAGATTCACCGCGTGACGGGTCCTGATGGGAACACTAAGAACTACCACTGCCGTAAGGTGCATGGTGAGGCTTGCCCTCTGTGCGACCTGTACTACGGTCTGTGGAAGACGGGTAAGAAGGAAGACGAAGACCTTGCGCGGCAGATTAAGCCTCGCGCTCGTTACTACATGAACATTCTTGACCGCAATTCTGGGGATGTCAAGATCCTCTCTGTTGGTGTCATTCTGTTCAAGAAGATCATTGCAGCCATGCTTGACGAAGACTTCGGTGACATTACCGATCTTGCTGACGGGCACGACTTCAAGATCATCAAGGAGATGGAAGGACAGTGGCCCAAGTACGACCAGTCGGCTCCGCGTCCAAAGTCTTCTCCTGCTGGCTCTAAAGCTGAGGTTGCTTCCGCTATGGACAGCCTTCACGACATCCACTCCCTCGTTAAGCTAGAGGATTACGAGGAGTACAAGAAAGTGGTGGCGGCTCTCACAGGGCTTCCCGAACTTAGTAACCCCAACGGTCCCGATGAAGATGTTTCGGACGGGGATTATCTCTCTAAACTTCAAAGCTGATTATGAAAAATCTTATTCTATCCCTTGCAGCGGCTCTCGTCATCATGACGGGCTTCACCTCCTGCAAACTCATGAGTGACCTCTTTGGTGAGGACACTGTTGTAACCACTCCATCCCAACTCGTAGAGGGCGCTGAGATGGAGCCAGTTCCGCTTGAGACTCTACCTGCCAGTGTGGTAGGTGAGCTTCCTGAGGGCACCCAGCTTGTCCTGGCTGATCGTGATGACCTGATTGAGGAGGGTGCTTATGTTCCTTTCTCTCCTGGCGAGGGCGATGTTCCGGGGATTCTTGACGCACTGATTGGTCTTGGTTCTACCTTCATTCCCGGCCTTGCTGCCTGGGAAGGTGTTCTGACTCTAATCAGCCGCAGAAAGCGTAAGAACTATGCCAAGGCAATCAAGGCTATGGTTCCGACTGACAGCAATGTCGATATCGCTGGCACCATTCACGGTGTAGCTGCTGCTATCGGAGTTGCACATACTTCTGAGGCAAGTGAACTTGCTGCTGAAGAGGAAGAAGAACTAGTCTAATCCGCCGATCTTCATTTAGGATTTGACTATAATAGGAAGGCACTGACGGGGTGCCTTCCTTTTTTATTATGACTGAAGAAAAGAAACTAAAGATACTTTGTGTTCCTGCCAATGAAGGCGGGTGTTCCTACTACAGAATTATTTGTCCTATGCGTAAGCTGGAAGAGCTTCATGGGGATAAGGTAGAAATTAGGTGGGATAAGAACCCTTTGGGTATTGACGAGAAAACAGGCAAGTGGCAGGAGGACTGGGAGTTCGAGAACATGAAGTGGGCAGACATTGTGTTCACTCAGAACCTGTCTAACTTTGGTGGACCTTACACGGCACGAATTGTGGGTAAGGCAAAAGAGTTCGGTTGCTTTGTTCACTACGACACAGATGACCTTCTAACCAACATTTACGAAGGGCATAGATTGTACGATGTCTATAAGGAGAAGGGATTGGAAGAGATCGCAGGGTTCATTTACGGCCACGCTGATTTAGTTACAGTCACGCAAAGAAAGTTTGCTGAGAGAGTTAAGCCGTACATCGGGAAAGGTAACGCTTTGGCTATTGTCAAAAACACCATTGACTATAATCTGCCCTGTTGGAACATGCCCAAGACTAAAGTTAGGAAGAAGAATTACGTTCGCTTTGGTTGGGTGGGAGGTATTCACCATGAGCAAGACCTCAAGTATTTCTCTGGCGTACCTCATCTTGTAAACCAGCGGGTTGGTCGAGAGAACTGCCAGTGGGATTTCTATGGACATCCGCCTCC